AATTCATCATAGGTGTGATAGGCGTGTTCCTCCACCTGTTCGGAGAGATTGTAGGCCATCCTCGGTGACACCACATATAGAAGACATGTCAACCAGTAGTACGCAAACGCTGTGTGCTGTGCGAAGAATCTGTCAACGAAGCGTTCGTCACCACCCAAATTTTCCATGATGAGGAGATGATGATACTCATTCATTGTCTGTGTGAAGTGTGTCTCCAAGAAGTCAGCTTTCCGCCACACACCCAATGTCTCGTAGAGGTGTAGAATCGATACAAACGAAAAGTATGGGACACGGGCGACCGTCTCGAGGACATAGAACCGAGCATAGTCACGGTCCCTGTACACTCTGTCGATGACCTTCACAGCCGATTTGACGACAGCTTTGTTGATACGCTTCTCGAGTTTGACGATGGGTTTGACAGATGCGAGGGTGAGCATATATTTTGTATGGATGTTTATTTTTAAATAAAACCCAAGTTAGAGTTTTGATTGTAATAAAAACCAAGAAAGTATGGAGAGTGTCCAAAAGCTCACCCACATCGAACACATTCTCAAGAGACCTGATTCATATGTTGGTCCAGTTGAGCAGGGTACAGAACCCTACTGGATCCTCGATGGTTCTACCTTCACCAAGAAGAACCTCAAGTACTCTCCAGCCCTCTTGAAAATCTTCGATGAAATATTGGTCAACGCCATCGACCGTAACTCCCTCCACCCCAAACAGGTTAATTCCATCTCCGTCTCAATCGATAAGGAAACGGGTTCCGTGACCATCGAGAATAATGGCCCCCTCGGTGGTATTGGTGTCCGCATGCATGAGAAGGAAGGTCTCTGGAATCCCGAACTCGTTTTTGGACACCTCCTCACGAGTACTAACTATGATGACACTCAAAAGAGGATTGTCGGGGGTCGCAACGGCTATGGTGCCAAGTTGGCGAACATCTACTCTACCGACTTTTCCGTCATCATCAAGGACCACGAGACGAAGCAAACTTATACCCAAAAGTGGTCGAAGAATATGACTGTCTGTGACCCACCAAAAATCAAAAAACATTCGGGTGCCGTGTCATCAGTCGCTATTACTTTCACACCCGAGTGGAAGAGGTTTGGAATGTCCAAGATGGACGATACCATCTACAACATTTTCCAGAAACGCGTTTGGGATGCGAACATTTGTACGACTCAAAACTGTAAAGTGAAGTTCAATGGTGATGTCCTCCCCAAACAAAACTTTGAAGTCTATGCCAAGATGCACGAAGGTGTTCAAGAAGTTGCCTCTGTGACTGGAGACCGTTGGTCGGTGTGCATTGGACCCTCTGAGAACGGTCTCGAGCAGGTTTCTTTCGTCAATGGCATCTGTACCATGAAGGGTGGCACCCATGTCGACCATGTCGCTAACCATATCGCCAATGGAATCATCGAGGATATGGCGAAGAAGATTAAGCTGAAGCCCCAACAGGTGAAGAACGCTTTTACCATCTTCGTCAGGGCAACCCTCGAGAACCCAACCTTCTCGAGCCAGGTAAAGTCTGAGTGTACTTCGAAGTCCACAGACTTTGGATCGAAGTTTGAACCACCTAAAAACTTTGTGAAGAATGTTTTGAAGACTGGTATCGCCGATGAACTCACGGCACTCTCGAAGTTCAAGGAGATGAAGGAACTCAAGAAGACTGATGGAGCCAGAAAGTCTAAGATTACTGGTATCCCCAAACTGGATGACGCGAACAAGGCTGGTACGGCACAATCTGGGAAGTGTACCCTCATCGTGACGGAGGGTGACTCGGCAAAGACTCTCGCTGTCGCCGGTCTCTCGGTGGTGGGTAGAGACCACTACGGTGTCTTCCCCCTCCGTGGTAAATGTAAGAACGTGAGGGACTCTTCGGTGGCACAGTTGACCTCCAACCAGGAGTTCAACGACCTCAAGAAGATTTTGGGACTTCAGCAGGGTAAAGAGTACACGAGTGTGTCCGAGCTTCGTTATGGTCGCCTCATGATTATGACTGATGCGGATAACGATGGGTCCCACATCAAGGGTCTCATCCTCAACATGATTCACTACTTCTGGCCCAGTCTTTTGAAACTGAATTTTGTGGTATCGATGGTGACACCGATCATCAAAGCCACGAAAGGTTCTGACACCAAGTCTTTTTACACTGACTCAGCTTTCCGAACCTGGTACGGTTCTGGTAAAGCTGGTTGGAAAATCAAGTACTACAAGGGTTTGGGTACCAGCACGAGTGCCGAGGCTCGTGAATACTTCAAGAAGATTCAAGACCTCACTGTGAAGTTTGATGTGGACACGATGACCGATGACTCCATCGTTCTTGCCTTTGACAAAAAGAAGGCGGATGCCCGAAAGTCTTGGCTTCTCGAGAGCACTGCTAAAGATGCTGACCAACTCGAGGTTCCTTATGGTGACGTGAAACAGTTGGATATCACCGACTTTGTACACAAGGACTTGGTGAACTTTTCTTTGGCGGATCTCAAGCGCTCTATCGCCCACGTGGCGGATGGACTCAAACCTTCACAACGTAAGGTGATGTACTCGTGTTTCCAGAAGAATCTCCGAGATGAGATGAAGGTGGCACAACTGGCAGCCTATGTGGCTGAGAAGAGTGCGTACCATCATGGCGAGGTTTCCTTGGCGGAGACAATTGTGAAGTTGGCGAACGATTACACGGGTTCAAACAACATCAACCTTCTCGAACCTTGTGGTCAGTTTGGTACACGCCTCATGGGTGGTAAGGATGCGTCTCAGACGAGGTATATCTTCACGAAGTTGACCAAAGAGGCTCGAAAACTCTTTGACCCCAAGGATGATGCCATTCTCAACTATCTGGACGATGACGGTCGCTCAATCGAACCAGACTTTTATATGCCTACTCTACCCATGGTTCTCGTGAATGGCACGGAAGGAATTGGAACGGGGTTCAGTTGCTACGTTCCACCCTTCAACCCTGATGACATCAAGGAAAACATCAAGCGGGTACTGGGGGGTGAGGAAGTTGTACCCATGAAGCCATGGTTCAGGGGTTTCAAGGGGAAGGTGTTCAGAGATGACAGTGGTCTATGGATTACAGAGGGTATGTACAGAGATACTGGTTCTAGAATCAAGATTACAGAACTTCCACCAGGTCGCTGGACTCAAGATTACAAGGAACACCTGGACAGTTTGATAGAAAAGAAGATGATTACGAGCTACACAAACAACAGCACCACCGAGGATGTCGACTTTGAAATATTTGGTTATTCTGGGAAAGATCTTCTCAAAGACCTCAAGATGCGAAAGACGTTCCACACTTCCAACATGCATTTGTTTCACCCCACCAGGGGTATCCACAGGTACACAACCCCCGAAGAAATCCTGAAAGACTTTGTGGAGCTGCGTCTCGAGCACTATAAGAAGAGGAAGGCACATCTCATCGACGTCCTCGAAAAGCGGGCGGAAATGTGTAGCCTCAAATCAAAGTTTGTGACGATGGTCATCGAAGGTCGTCTCGTTGTCTTCAAGCGGAAGAAGGCTGAACTCGAAAAGGAAATGGCTGCGATGTTTCCCAAGATGGACGGAAACTGGGACTACCTTCTCAACACGAGGACCGTTGAGTACACGGAAGAGCGCGTCAACGCACTCATGGATGAGGCACAACAGGCCATTGTTGACCTCGAGCGCATGCTAAAAACCAGTCACATCACGATGTGGAAAACGGATATTAAAAATATATAGACAATAGATAAGTATGGGTGAAGCCGCTAAGATTTCACTAAAGGCTATTGGAAAGCAAGATACACATTTACTTTCCAAAGACCCCGAAGATTCCTTATTTAAATATAATGACAGCGAAAGGCACTCTAGATTTAGAAAGTATCATAACGTACACACCGTAACACAAGGTATCGCAGCGACATGGCCATTCGGTGAAATAGTCCGGGTTGAACTACACCCTCAAAACATGGGAGATCTCTTAAATAATGTATGGATCCAAATGACATTGCCGACGTGGGGATTTGACGATATCATATTTAACGAAACCTTACAGAAAATGTTGTTCAGTGGTCAGACTCTGGTAGAATTCGGGTACCCGACGTTTAGGGAATGGTGGCTCGCAGGAGCCCCGAATTTAGCCGGAATTACTCTTCCCGCCTTCCAGTTCCCTGATTTCAAATACTTTTTGTCCTTTGAAAATCAGTTCAACAACTTGATTTTCACGTTTCTTCCTGTGGAATTGTTTACTATCAACACTGATTTTACTGCGGCTGTTTTGGTTTCACTGTTACGTATTCTAAGCAATGACCCTAACACAACCCCGAGTGAAGGATTACCTGCTGAATTGGGAATTAATGTGGAAACAACCGCGATCCCAACCGCAATTCTTGATGTTCTCACTGGGGACTCATCCAGTGTTTCAGATGCGGTGATCTTGTCCCAGCTCGTTCCATCTGTATTCGCAGTACTCCCAGAAACCATAAAGAGTATTATCTTACGAGACATACCACTACCTTCATTTACGTTACCCGAAATTGCGTATTGGGCATGGGACATGCAATTACTCGGCCGGAAACTGATCAAAAATATCAAATTTAAAGTGGATACTCAGATAGTCGAAGAGATAACATCAGATTGGTGTATCATTCACGATAACATGTACACCACTGAATCACAAAAAATGAGCGCAAACACACTTTACAATCGAAATATAACCGGGGGTAGAACGTCTCAACCATCTGCCCAAAACGCCGCACAGAGTAACGACGTGTTTATTCATATACCATTCTTCTTCTCACATAATTACGGCGGCGATGCCTACTCGGAAAACGATCAAGAAAAACCATCATTTCCATTATGTGCTATTCATAAGCAGAAAATTACTCTCGAAATTGAGTTTTTTAAACAATCTTTCTTTACACTGTACAACCAACGCACGTCCGATAATGTAAGTAATCGAGGTGCCCCAACAGTACCTATACCGAAAAAACTCCAAAATTTTAAGGTCATCACCGAGGAAATCGCCCTTTCTCACGAAGAACGTTTATATTTCACCCGACCAAATAATGAAATTGTGTATGATTTCGTAGTTAAACATTCGAGTATACCACTTGAACCAGAAAAGCGGGAATTCGTCATACAATTGGAGCCGAGTATTCCTGTAAAATGTTTCCATTGGTTTTTTAGGTACGAGGGGTACGAAAACGAGGATGAATACAGAAGTTTACCTGTAGATGACGCCGGTTACGTAAACGAATGGTACTACTCGACGACTGCCAACCGTTATAACTTTACCCGGGCACAAATCAATGATAATTCTGAACCACACATCTTAAAAAGTGCCTTTTTCACACTGAATGGTGAACGCATTCCGAACGTATCGAACAACGACAGAGAATATTTCTTCAGTTACGTCCCCTCACGAGCTAAAATGGCACGATCGGGGACTGGTATCTCGAACAATTATTTATACGAGCCACCCATACCCAACTATTTACTTAATTACATTTATTCATACAATTTCGCATTATTCCCTAAAAGTACTTCACTTTCGGGATTTCTAGACTTTTCTGTACTGCAGTCGGAAAAGACAACTTTGAACATACAGTTGGTGGATAATATCGATCTGAAATACGGCAATGGTAATACTATTCAAAACCCCGAGTATAAGTTTCACATGTATTACACTGGTTACAAAGCACTCGTCTTCAAGGATGGATTTTTATTGCAGGGTTAAAAATAAAACATATAGTTAAGTAGAGATGGCAGGAAAACTGACACTGGGTACTACTGGAATACAGGATATGTACATAACAGAGGACCCAACCTATTCACATTTCTCAAGTATATTCAAGAGGCATACGAAATTCGCTTTCGATGTGAGAGAACATCCATTACTCGAAGCGGCATTCGACCAGGATACGATGTGTATCATACCGGTAGATATGGGTGATCTTCTCACGAATCTGACACTTCGATATAAATTCTTCTTCAAGGCTTCTGTATCGAATGTGTATCCGATGGGTGATGTCACACCCACGGCAGAAAACCCGACCGGTAATTATGATGACCCATTCACACCCACTGTCGGTATCCACGCCATCGAGTACGCCGATCTCTTTATAGGTGGGGTACACATCGAACGACTCACAGGTGACTGGATATATCTGTACCATAAATATCATTCGACTGATTATACTTTTAGGGATACCATCGTCCCTCTAACAACGGCGAAAGAAGAACCGTATGGATCCAGTGGAGAGGACAACGTGTGGAATCTGCGACAGATGTACATTGATTTACCGTTTTATTTCTATAATAATTTACCAGCTTCCATATTGTTATGTAAAATCCAGAAACAAGATTGTTATATCAGGATTAAGTTTAAGAAATTGGATAATCTCGTTCGACCGTATTTGAATCCATTCGTGACAGAGGCGAAAATAGAAACGGCCTCCCTTTTGGCGACGTATGCGTACTTGGAAGATAACGAACTGAATTATTTGAAAAGTGCGCCGGTCGACCAGTTAATCACACAGATGCAATTGAAAAGGCGTGATATACCANGGGCGAATGAAGAAGTTGAATTCGCTTTACGTTTTCAGCACCCAATCAAAACACTTTATTTTATTGCGGGGAAGAAATCAAGACGATACGCCTATCATGGAGATGAAACATTGATACAGTACATGCTTAATACAAAATTCAAGGAAATAGAGTTGATCTTGAACAATACATCCCTATTCAATGAACCCTTTTCAAAGCTGGTTCACGAGAATGCACTCACAAACTCGATCTCCGGTGTGGATGTGGATGTTTCCTTCGATGGTTTGAATATAGTCGATGGGGATGTCGTATACAGTAATGTGAGTGGTTCACCGTCGTATGTTCGTTATCAATTAGAAACACGTGACCAGATCGGAAGTTACTCGTTCGCCCTCTACCCCTTGGATAATACTCCTTCCGGACATTTGAATTTCAGTCGTATCATCGACCAAAAGTGTCGAATCCAACTGGACTACACGGATCCATACTCAGCACAAGAAGGTGACCTCACGGAGGTTCAGATTTATGCGAAGAGTTATAATATACTCCACTATTCGAGTGGGTTATGTGGCTTAAAATATTAATGATGCATAATATATATGGCGGGTCGAGTTTTGATTGCGGCGACAGGTGAATTAGATGATTCTTTAAGTGCCAACCCGTCATTCTCTTTTTTCACAAAAAGGTATAGTAAACATGCTAATTTTGCGACGGAAAATTTCAAGTTAACCTTTCCAGAAAAGATATACACGAATGATTTTTTGGAGGTTCCAATTCCTCAGAAGTATGGTGACATTTTACGAGGGGTTGTATTGTCCTTCGTCGCCGATCCCACCAATGTTGCGACACTCGGGTCAAATCTATACCCTGTCGATGTTTTTGGGATTTCTGTGATTGACTATGTGGAATTATTCGTCGGTGGTCACAAGATTGACACGATCACGGGGGATGATATATTCATAGATCGTGAATTGAACGTATCCGAATCATATAGATCGAGTGTGAACACATTACACGGAAACCCATTTCAGGGAAGTGGGGAACCTGAGTTCGTACAAGAATTTTTGGATGGGCAGTATAATACACGAGGTATCAATCCATTCAATACAGATGAATATAGGATTCACATTCCCTTTTATTTTCACCGGCGTCCAGGAAACGGGTTTCCTTTATGTGCTATATACGATCAAGAATTGACCCTTCGTATAAAATTGCGACCGGCTATTGATGTCTTGTTTGCGACACAGAACAAAATTGGCGATGCTACACTATGGGACCCGGAAGCAAACAACCGGGTACTAGAACAGTTGGAATTAAGTCGTTTCACAGTCAATTTAGACCTCGTCCATTTAGATATAGCCGAACGATGTATGCTACAGAATACACCTCTCCGTATTCTATTCGAACAACATCAACGGAATACGTTCTTAATCGAACCACGTTCTACGACAGGTACATTTAGACTGGATTTCACCAATTGTGTCAAGGAACTTTTTTTCATCGCTAAAAAGTTTGGTCACTGGACACAGGATCAAATCGATATTTTGAACAGGATACATGCTCTCGACAGTTTGTCATCTTCTCAACTCAACACTATTAACGAACTTCGTCAATCTCTTTACAGTATTTCAATTTGGGAGGAAATTATACGCATCGCTATAAGTAGACTGACCGGTGTGACGGATTTAGGAGTACGGAAAAATGTCATAGATGTCTTACGTCAAACTGTTGTATGGGGACCCACACAACTTACCCTTTTAACAGGTGTGGAGGAAAATACAACTGATATAGCAGCCGCAACAACCGCGCTCATTCAGTATCTTTACACCATACCCAATCTAATTGTAAATACACAAACTACTGTGGATACAGAACTGGGTAGGCTCCCATCTGTAACCGATGAGTTTGAACGTGAGAACATCATATCTAGTCTCCTCAGTCTTCAAAATGTATGGGGAGCGGATCAAATTACAATTTTAAATAGCCTGATAAACCCCAATGTACAAGATGAGTCTTTACTCATATTTCAACTCCGCACATTCGTGGCACAGTTAAGTTATTTTTTAATTGGTCTGTCAACGCTCATCCCCGGTTCACCGGAACAGCTCAACGTGGTCAACGGACTCGCAGGATATCTTAATGATCTCACAGTCCAATCGGATATCTTAAAATTGGGGATGATCGCTGTACTGAATACATTACCCGATAAAACAGACGCTCAACGCGGTACGATCGTAGACGGACTAATCCGAATTGGGGCAGAGGCAACTATTTGGGGTAGTCCTGAACTTGATCTTTTAGAAACGCTACGCAACGCCTTTAATGATGCGAATATACCCACTCTCGTGAGCTA